TAGTAAGGTGCTGAATACTTTAAGGGCAAGACACAAGTTTGGACTGTCTGCCACGGTACATAGATCAGATGGGCTTATCCAGGCTACCTATGCAATGCTGGGACAGGTAGTATATACCGTACCCGATGAAGCAGTTGCATCCAGGGTAATGACGGTGAACGTACTCCCAAAGGGAACAGGCGTGAAGCTGAACCCGGTATTTCTCAACAGTGATGGAACTATCAACTACTGCAAGATGATCAGTTACCTTACTGAGAATGAAAGCAGAAACAAGCTGATAATGGATGACCTTCTGGCAAACCGTGATCACTACAATCTGATTTTGTCGGAACGGATTGACCATTTGAAGTATCTGTATGAGCAGTTGCCCCCGGTACTGAAAGCACAAGCAGCTATGATTGATGGGAAGATGACCAGTAAGAAGCTGAAAGCCGAAAGAGAACAGGCTATTGAGGATATGAGAACCGGGAAGAAACGGTATCTATTCGCAAGCTATTCTCTGGCTAAAGAAGGACTGGATATACCCAGGCTGGACAGGCTCTACCTGGTAACACCTCAAAAGGACTATGCAGTGATAGTACAGAGCGTAGGGCGTATCGCCCGAACCTTTGACGGTAAGGAACAGCCCATTGCTTATGACTATGTAGACGGTATTCGTTCTCTGCAAAAATCCTACAAGAAACGCTGTACTCACTATCATAAATGTGGCTGTACCATTTTGGAAGGAGAGTAAACATGAAAATTACCAAGGAAGCAGAATTTCATTTGAATACTGCAATATTGCTGATGAAGGGTATTCAAGAATCTATGGAAGTAAAGCCTGACCAGTGGGGCTGCATCCCAAGAGAACATTCACCTGCATCTATCAAACGCCGTTGCGTTCAAATCAGGCAGGAACTTTTGCAGGTGGAGAAAGGGGTTAGCGCATATTGAATGTGTTAAACCAACTCTATATCTTCGACTGTGAGGTATTTGCCCATGATTGGCTTTTCGTATTCAAGGAAGTAGCAACCGGGCAATACACCATCATTCACAATGATAACGATGCTGTACTGGCTTTCATGGAACGTGACCCGTTCTTGGGTGGGTTCAACAATAAACATTACGATAACCATATTCTCAAAGCAGTCATGATTGGCTGTGACCCTCAGACCGTGAAGCAGGTCAATGACCTCATTATCCAGGAGGAAATCAACGGGTGGGACATTCCCATTCTGAAAGAGTACCGGGTCTACTTCCATAGCTTTGACCTGATGGATGATTGTCAAGACGGCGTTTCCTTGAAGGGCATTGAAGCCCATTTGGGTATCCCGATTGAGGAAACTGAGGTGGATTTCAACATTGACCGTCCCCTGACCGAAGAGGAACTGAAACAGACTATCGGCTACTGCAAGTACGATGTGGACGCTACGGAAATCCTCTTCCATATCCGTCAGAATTACCTTGGGAACAAGGCTACTCTGGGACTCAGGCGTGGTCTGGACGAGCGGGAAGCTATGTATATGACCAACGCAAAACTGACCTCTGTGTACCTGCAAGCGGTCAAGCCCTCTAAGCCCTGGACGGACGAGAGGGACTACCAGTACCCTGACAAGCTGCGGAGGGAGTTCATACCGCAGGAGGTCATAGACTTCTTTGACCGTCTACGTGACCCCGCAGTCCCCGATGTGGAACTCTTTGGCGGGTACGATGAACACGGCAAGAAAATCAAGGGCGCAAGCCTGGACATTATGGTGGGTGAGTGTCCATGCACGATTGCCTACGGCGGTATCCACGGGGCTATCCCGACATACACGGAAGAAGCCACGGCAACCCGCTCTATCCGCAACAAGGACGTTGCGAGTTACTACCCACACCTGATGACGCTGCCGCTGTCAGCCGGGAAAAAGTACGGTTTTTGCAGTCGGAACATTCCCTCCCCGCAGGTCTTTGTTGATACCCTGGAAGATAGAGTTAAGGCAAAGAAAGCCGGGGACAAGGACACGGCAAACGCCCTGAAATTGGTTCTGAACACCACCTACGGCACAATGCTGAACGGGAGGAACGGAACTGCCTACAATGACCTCTACGACCCTCTGATGGGGCGTTCCGTGTGTATTACCGGGCAGTTGCTCCTACTGGAACTCTCTGTCCACCTCATTCAAGAGTGTCCTACGCTGAAAATCATCCAGCTTAACACGGATGGTATCATGGTCAGCTTTGATAACACGGATGAAGAGAAGTGGCAGGAGATAACCCAGGAGTGGCAGGACAGAACCGGGTTTGAACTGGAAGAAGATTTCATTCAGAAAATCGTCCAGAAGGATGTCAACAACTATGTGGAAATCCCTGTTGGCGGTGGAAAGCCGAAGGTGAAGGGTGGACAGCTTGTCCGTGGTATCCTCACCAATGGAAACATCGACTTCACGAAGATGGGACTTCCCGCCTGGGATAACATGACGGGCGGTGCATGGAACATCAACAACAATGCGGTCATTATCGCAAGGGCTATCCAGAACTACTTTGTGAACGGTACGCCTGCTGCGGAAACGATTGCGGCGAGTGACAATATCCTGGACTTCCAGTTGATTGCGAAGGTTGGCGGCAAGTACAGCGGGTGCTACCAGATGATAGGCGAAGAGAAAATCCCTGTCCAGAAGGTGAACCGGGTCTACGCAACCACTGACCTGAACTGCGGGACGATTTACAAGACCCACGCTATCACGGGTGCTGACTCAAAAGTACCCAGTCTGCCGAAGCACTGTATGGTGGACAACAACAATCAGCTATCGGTTGATGTGGTTGACCGCAGGTGGTATGAGAAGCAGGCGCAGAAGTATATCAATGACTTTTTGGGCGTGAAACCGCCCCGAAAGAATACCAGACGGATTAACTCTTTGAAGAAGAAATCCCTGGAAATTTTACAAGGAGGAAACGAAGTATGAAGTACGCAGAAGTCGAACCCGCATTGCAGGCTGGCATGAAAATCAAGCTGTCCCCCTGGAAGAACGCCTACTGGTACATGAAGGACGGCGTTCTGGTGAACCACGATGAAGAGGGGTTTGAGTGTCCTACGAAGGAACTCTTCCCGCATGACTTCATGTGGGTCATGTCCGAAAAGTGGGAGGTTGTCGGAGAGGAAACCCCGGACGATAACAACCCCTTCTACTGTTCCTTTGGCATTGCCCTGGTTCACTTGAAGAAGGGTAAGAAGGTAGCCCGTAAGGGCTGGAACGGCAAGAGACAGTATATCCAGCTTGCCACTTACATTTCCTACATGACTGCGGACGGTCAGGTTATGCACTGCGACCATAACGCTATCGCCTTTGTGGGAACGAGCGGCGTTCAGATGGGATGGCTTGCGTCCCAGGCTGATATGCTGGCAGAGGACTGGTACATTCTTAACGATTAAGGAGGAAAGAAGAAATGGCTAACATCTACGAAACCATGAACGTGCGGCAAAAGCTGTCTAAAGCCCGTCTGTACTTCCTGAACCAGAAGGTCAGTAAGTCGGGAAAGAATATGCACTTGGAGTTCAAATACTTTGAGTTGGAGGACATTGTACCCCCGGCAATCCGTATCTTTGCCCGTGTGGGTCTGACCACCACCATTGATTTCACCGATGACCGGGCAACCATGTACGTCTACAACACCGACAACCCGGAGGAAGCCCCGCTTGCGTTCGCTGTCCCGTACCGGGAGGTCAAGCCCATTGTCAGCAACCAGGGCAAAGAGGTCACCAACCCCATGCAAGCCCTTGGTTCTTCCATCACCTACCTGCGGCGTTACCTGTGGATGACGGTTCTGGACATTACCGAACCTGATGACATTGACGCTACCCTGGGTTCTGAGGACTCCACGGAGGACAGCAACGAATTTGCGGAGGAAACCGCTGCCGCTGCCACGAAGAAGGAGAAAAAGAAGAAAGCCCCGGCAACCGTAGCAGAGCGTGAGAAAGCGAAGCAGGAGTTGACTTCTTCTGACGGTGCTGCCAACGAAGAGCAGGTGTCCAACCTGAAAGCCCTCTGCAAGACCCTGATGGACAAGGACGAGTCCCAGGAAGAGTTTGTCCAGCAGATTGCCATGAAAACCGATGGGTTCACCAACATTTCTGAGTCTGCTTGCGCTGCCCTTTGCGAGAACCTGACGGAGATTATTTCCCAGTACGGGGAGTAAGGAGGGCTGACCGATGACCGAACTGACGAAACAGGTAGACGAGCAGCTTTCAGCCTTTGCACACGGCAAGGTACACATGAGTTCTGCGGAGGTCATGGAGAAGCTGAGAGCCTTGGAGCGGAAACCCCGCTGCAACCTGCAAGTCCACGCTGAGATTTGCGAGGGTATCCACGCCCTCTATGAGCGCAAGAACGCTGATTACGGTGACAGCTTTGCGAAAGCCCGTCAGACCGTCCCCTGCTACACCCTGGGGAAGCTGTATGACAAGTTCCAGCGGTACATGAACCTGACCCTGAACGGTGAGAGTTCAGCCCAGGTGGAAGAGTCCCTGGACGATACCCTGATGGACTTGGCGAACTATGCCATTATGGAACTCACCGAAAGACGCTGTGAAAAGGAGGGATAACCCATGAGAAAGCTGTTGCGGAGTATGGCGAGAGCCAATATGAAACGTGCTGGTATTCAGCACATGAACAAGAAGAGCGGGAACGGCAAGTCGTTCTTTGCCCTGAACTGGCGCAAGTTTCTGTAAAGGAGGATAAACCATGAAGTGGAATGACAACGGTACAATTACCGTAACCCCGCCTGCCAGACCGAAGAAAATCACGGGTACAAGGTTCGCTGCCATTATGGGGCTGAACCAGTGGACTACCCCCTTCAACGCCTGGTGTGCAATCACCCGAACCTACGAAGAGCCTTTTGAGGACACGATTTACACCATTGCTGGTAAGACCATCGAACCGAAGCAGGCTGAGTACATGAAGGAGAAATACTTCTGGAAGAAGCTGATTACCCCTACCGATGTGTACGGGGAGGACTACTTCAAGAAAACCTGGGGTGACTTCTTCAAGGAAGAGCCGATTTTCGGCGGTATGTGGGACTACCTGTTCGTGGATAAGGACGGCAACCCCACTACCGTGATGGAAATGAAAACCACCAAACGGGCAGAGGATTGGGTCAATGACGTGCCTGAGTATTACGCTTTGCAGGCGGCGTTGTACGCCTACCTGCTGGGTGTGGATGACGTTATCATGGTCTGTACCATTCTGGGCGATAAGGACTATGAGAAGCCTGAGGACTTCACTGTCACCCCGGACAACACTTTTGAGGTAGCCTTTAAGGTTTCCGAACGCTACCCGCAGATGGCTAAGACCGTCAAGAAGGTGGAAAAGTGGTGGAAAGACCACGTAGAGGGCGGCGTGTCCCCGAAATTTGACGAGAAGAAGGACGCTGACATTCTGAAAGTTCTCCGTGCCAACTCTCTGTCCCCGGAAACTGAACTGGCTGAACTTGTCAAAGAAGCAGAGCAGTTGCAGGAGAAACTTGACCGGGTTGCTGCGGAGAACGCAGAGGACGAAAAGCGTCTGAAAACCCTGAAAGACCTTATCAAAGAGTCCAGTATGGGTCAGTTCCGGGATGGTGACAAGCAGGTCATTGTCCAGGGTACGAAGTTCGACTGGGTGACTGCCCGTAGCGTGTCCATGAAGATTGATGAAGCCGCTATGAAAGCGGATGGGGTTCTGGACAAGTACAAAACGAAGGAAGCTGTGACCTTCCGTCTGACCCCGAAAGCAAGGAAGGAGTGAAGCCCCGTGTATATCAATGCTGTGTTGGTGGGAGTTCTGGGAACTCTGTTCGTAGAAATGGCACTTGTGTTGGGTGTCGCTGTGGTCTGCGCTATCACTAAGGGCGCAGGCAAGAAACATAAAGGAGGAAGCAAAAATGGCTAAGATTGGACTGACTGAGGGCTTTTCCCTCATTCCGAAGGGGACTCACGTTTTCAAAATCGTGGGCGTGAACTACAAAGAGGACTTTGGCAAGATGGAAATTACCATGCAGCTTGCCACGGGTCAGAAGCACGTAGAACGGTTCTCCCTGCTGAACAAGGACGGCGAACCGAACCAGGGCGGGTTGAACGCTTTCAGCTACTTTGCGAAGGTAGCACTGAACGACTTCTCCCTGACGGAGATTGACCATGAGGACTTGGTTGGGTGCTATATCCGCTGCGAGGTAGACCACGAAGAGGTAGAGAGCAACAAGACTCCCGGCAAAATGCTGAAATTCGTTCGTCTGGGCGATAAGGAGTCTGCTGACGGGTTCGATGAAGAGCCTGCCGCCCCTACCCCTGCCCCGGCTACCACGAAGAAGGAAGCCCCCGCAAAGACCGCTGAGAAGAAGCCCTTTGACCTGAACAGTATTCTGGGCTGATACCCCGTGGTAAGAGCATGGAGAGGGCGAAGATTTTTCTTCAAACTCTCCAATGCTTTTGCCAGAAAATAATGAAAAATAAGGATTGAGGTGGTATAATGGATACACAGACTCAACGACTCCAAAAGTTCATTAGGCTGTTCTCTCAGGTAATGGACTCCGATACTGCGGAAGATATGGCGTATGAACTGCGTGATAAAGGTTTCTTTGACGCTCCTGCTTCCACGAAGTATCACGGCAACTACCCCGGAGGGCTGTTCCAACATAGCTACATGGTGACTCTCGCCCTCCTTGACCTGACTGACAACCTTCACCTGACCTGGGAACGTCCAGAGAGTCCGTACCTGGTGGGTATGCTCCATGACCTCTGCAAAACTGACCAGTATGTTCAGAAAGAGGATGGCACGTATGAGTATGCGAAGAACCTTCCTCTGACCGGGCATGGTGACAAGTCCGTCATTCTCGCTCAGAAACTCACGTTCCTCACGGATGAAGAAGTTCTCTGTATCCGCTGGCACATGGGAGCGTATGACGAGAAAGAGAACTGGAACGCCCTGGGTGCTGCCATTGAAAAGTACCCGAACGTGCTATACACCCATACGGCTGACATGATTGCTTCCCGTATTCATGGTGTGTAAGTAATATACAAGGAGGAATGAGAAAGATGACTGGAAAAGAGTACACCGAACTGGCTATCCGAACCTGTAGTATCCCGTATGACCAGAAGGAAGATATGCTGCGCCACGCAGTCTACGGTCTGACTTCCGAAGCGGGAGAGGTTGCGGGTATCATGCAGAAGGTCTACCAGGGTCATGAGTTCGATACCGAACACATGAAGAAAGAACTGGGTGACTGCCTGTGGATGGTTGCGGAAGCGTGTTTCGCTCTTGGGTTTACGATGGACGATGTTATGCAGCTTAATATCGACAAGCTGAAAGCACGTTACCCCCAGGGATTTGACCCAGACAAGTCCCTTCATCGTAAACCTGACGATGTGTGATGAACTATCACAACATTACCCACGATGACATGAACAATGGGGATGGATTGAGGGTGGTTCTCTGGGTAGCAGGGTGTAAGCACTCATGTGTGAACTGTCAAAACCCTATTACATGGAGTCCCAGTGGGGGTCTGCCGTTTGGCATTGAAGAGTTCAAGGAAATTACGGGTGAACTCCGTAAGGAGTACATATCGGGTATCACCTTCTCAGGTGGTGACCCGCTCCATCCAGCGAACCGGGTAGAGGTCAAGCAGCTTATGAAATTTGTCCGGGACAATTTTCAAGGCAAGACCATATGGGTATATACCGGGTACACCTGGGAAGAGATTATGGCTACTCCTGACCTGGCTGACATGATGAAGTATGTGGACGTTCTGGTAGACGGAAAGTTCATTGAGAAATTGAAAGACGTGACCTATCCCTGGGCGGGTAGTACCAACCAGAGGGTCATTAGTGTGCAAGAGAGTTTAGGAGAAGGGAGGGTGGTTCTCCATGAAAGTCATTAAGAAGGACGGAACGCTGGAAGAGTTTGACGGTCAGAAAATCGTGAACGCTGTCACAAAATCTGCGTCCCGTGTCATGGTAACCATTGACGATGACCAGTTTCACGGCATTGTAGCCGCTGTCATTCGCATTATCAAGGAACGGGGGCTTGAAGAAATCCCGGTCAGTGAAATGCACAACATTATGGAACAGGTTCTTGAAGAGTTCGACCCGCAGGTAGCGAAGTCCTACCGGGACTACCGTAACTACAAGAAAGATTTTGTCCACCTGATGGATGAAGTCTACGTGGCGAGTCAGTCCATTCGCTTCATCGGGGACAAGGAGAACGCAAACACGGACTCTGCCCTGGTAGCAACCAAACGCTGCCTGATTTTCAACGAACTCAACAAGCGGCTGTACCGCAAGTTCTTCATGACGAAGGACGAACTGCAAGCCTGCAAGGATGGATATATCTATATCCATGACCAGTCTGCCAGACTGGATACCATCAACTGCTGCCTGTGTGATGTGGGTTCTATCATGAAGGGCGGTTTTGAAATGGGGAACGTCTGGTACAACGAGCCGAAAACGCTTGACGTAGCCTTTGACGTGCTGGGTGACATTATCCTGGCTACCGCTTCTCAGCAGTATGGTGGATTTACTGTCCCTGAGATAGACAAAATCCTTGCCCCTTATGCTAGAAAGTCCTACGCTAAATACGTGGCTGAGTATCATAAGGTCAAATATGACCGTGATATTTCTGGAAAGCTGATTGCAGACCACTACATTGAAGCTGACGAATGGGCAACTGCAAAGGTGGAGCGGGATTTTGAACAAGGCTTCCAGGGTATTGAGATGAAACTAAACACTGTGGGAAGTTCCCGTGGTGATTATCCCTTTATTACTATGACCTTCGGATTGGCTACAGATGACTTCGGCAAGATGGCAAGCAAGACCTTCCTGAGAGTTCACATGAACGGTCAGGGTAAGCCAGATAACAAGAAGCCTGTCCTATTCCCTAAACTTGTTTTCCTCTACGATGAAACAATCCACGGAGAGGGCTGTATCAATGAGGATGTTTTTGAGGCAGGTATTGATTGTTCCTGCAAAACCATGTACCCAGATTGGCTGTCTCTCACAGGTGAAGGATATGTAGCCAGTATGTATAAGAGATACAGAAAAGTAGTATCTCCTATGGGTTGTCGTGCATTCCTCTCTCCCTGGTATGAAAGAGGCGGCATGGAACCTGCGGATGAATTGGATGAACCTGTTTTCGTAGGGCGTTTCAATGTTGGTGCTGTCAGCCTACACCTGCCTATGATTTTGGCAAAGTCCCGACAGGAAAACAAAGACTTCTATGAGGTTTTGGACTATTACCTGGAAATGATCAGGAGCATACACAAACGTACCTATGAGTACCTGGGTGAAATGAGAGCCAGTACCAACCCGATTGCCTACTGTGAAGGTGGTTTTTACGGTGGTCATTTAAAGCCTACGGACAAAATCAAGCCCCTGCTGAAACCTATGACTGCATCCTTTGGGATTACCGCTTTGAACGAATTGCAGCAGCTTTACAACGGCAAGTCCATTGCAGAAGATGGTCAATTTGCCCTGGAAGTCATGCAGCATATTAACCAGAAGGTTACTGAGTTTAAGAAAGCAGACGGTTGGCTGTATGCAATCTATGGCACACCTGCTGAGTCTCTTTGTGGATTGCAGATTGAGCAGTTCCGCAAGAAATATGGTGTGATTGAGAATGTTTCTGATCGCCCGTATGTGTCCAACTCCTTCCACTGTCATGTTACAGAGGATTTGACCCCTATTGAGAAACAGGATTTAGAGGGACGTTTTTGGGACTTATTTAACGGCGGCAAAATTCAGTATGTACGTTATCCCATTGACTACAACCGGGAAGCTGTTAAGACTCTGGTGAAACGTGCTATGAAGATGGGCTACTATGAGGGTGTGAACTTATCCCTTGCCTACTGTGATGACTGTGGACACCAGGAAGTAGAGATGGATGTTTGCCCCGTCTGTGGCAGTACCAACTTGACAAAGATTGACCGTATGAATGGTTATCTCTCTTATAGCCGTGTGCATGGAGATACCCGCCTGAATGCCGCAAAAATGGCTGAGATTGCAGAAAGGAAGTCTATGTGATGGAATACACAATTTCTAAAGAAAAAGGTAGCAACCGCTACTACGTGCATCGTATCGGTGACAAAACCCCTATCCTCTATACCTACGGCACTAAAAAGCAAGCACTCCACAAGGCTGCGTACCTCAACGGCGTAAGCTACAAGGAATATCTAAAACTCAGGAAGCAAGATGGGAGTGACGAAGATGATTGAGATTACCAAAACCGAGGTTTGCGGATGGGATGCAGCTATCCGAGGCATGAGAAATCCGCTGAACTCCTGGGCAAAATCAGATAGTGCCTATAGTTATGACCCTATCCGTAATGGCGTGGTCATGAAGGTTGGAGAAAATGACCTTGACCTGATGAAACGGCTAGTGAAGTCCGGGAGTGACCATAGCAAGTTTATGAGAATGATCACTGTGACTTGTGATCTGAACGCTCCGCTTTACTGGTGGAAGGAATATGACACCTACAAGGTAGGCACGGTAGCAAACTCCTGTTCCACCATGCACAAAATCCATGCAAAGGAATTTACCATGGATGATTTCAGCACGGGACACCTTTTAGATGAAAATCGTGGGAATTGTTTTATCCCTGACCCTAACGATGGATATTACAGTTTTTCCCCACTGGATGTGTTTGAAACCATTATTGAAATGCTTAATAAGTGCCGTAACCTGTATCTGGCAACAAGAGACAAGCGGTATTGGTGGCAGATGATACAGCTTTTACCTACGTCCTATAACCAGAAGCGGACAGTCCTGCTGAATTATGCAGTCCTGCGGAACATCTACCATGCACGAAAGACCCACAAACTGGATGAATGGCACACCTTTTGCCGCTGGATTGAAGGGCTACCATATTCAGAGCTTATCACGATGGAGGCTGAATGATGTTTAAGCACAAAACTGTAGTTATTACCTACATATTCTTAGGGCTTTTAACTGCACTCCTTCTATTTGCCGTCTATCAGAAGAACAAGGTTCAAACACAGACAGCTAGTGTATGTGTGGATATTTCCGTGGGAGAGACGGGGTATTATGGTCTTGTTTCCAACGTAGAGTTGCAATATTACAAGAACGAACTCACAAACATCAAGCTCTATAATCCCACGTTGCTTTCTTTCAAAGCGTCAGAAAGGTGGAATGGTGGGTATTATGTATACAGCTTTGATGATGTGCAGCAGATAATCAAAGCCCTACGGGAAAGTGACAGTCCAGATGTAGAGTCTATTATTGATGCCCTTCAATCAGGGCTGTTAATTACACAGGCAAGTACATGAGGGAGGTATTGGGATATGGACTATTCCAGAGTACCGGAAGAACTCAAACACCTAAAGCAGTGGGTCTGTGCCTGGGATGGTTCAAAAGTCCCAATGAGAGCCTTTGAGCGGAAAGCCGCTTCCTCCACTGCCCCTGACACTTGGAGTTCATTTGAACAAGCGGTATGGGCAGTGGAGCAGGGCTATTATGATCACATAGGCTTTGTGTTTGCTAACAGTGATATGGTAGGCATTGATATTGATGCAGGATTTGAGGACGGGCTTATGACCCCTCTGTGTGCTGATATTATGAGTGTCTGTCATTCCTACACAGAGAAATCCAGAAGTGGGCGTGGGGTACATATCTTTCTACATGGGAACTTACCTTTCTCTGGAAAGAACAACCTGCATGGTGTAGAAATCTACAAGGCTAAACGATTCTTCATAGTGACCGGAAGGGAGATGATCTTCCCTGAGATCGTAGAGAACCAGGAAGCTATTGACTATGTAGTGCAGAAATACTTCCCAGAGCAAGAGCGTACCGGGAGTAAGTCTCCCCTGGTGCAGAAGATATATACCCCTACCTACCCGAAACCTACGGATGGAATTATCCGTATCAGACCCGACTACCCGCCTATTGCAGCAGGAGGCAGAAATCTATCTCTCACTTCCCTGGCAGGGGCTATGCATAACACTGGCTACAGCAGAAAGCAGATATACAACGAACTGCAATATGTAAACCAGACCCAATGCAAACCGCCCCTGCCTGACAGGGAACTACAGACAATCAGTGAGAGTGTTACAAGGTACAGGAGGTAGCAAGATATGGCACAAACATTGTATCTGCCCGATGGGTCAAGAGAAGTGGTATTAAATGACCCAGAAGAAACCTTGCATAGAATTGTCTATGAGAGACTGGAGCGTGATTGTGCTGAGTTGTTGGAGAAAATCATAGAAGAAGCGGAGTATGTACCAGAAGGTGATGACTATAAATATATCGCAGACTGTCAGCTTTCTTTGCTTCTAACCACTGTAGAAGAACTGAATGCAGCTCTTACCCTGTTTGATTCTCCCAGACTGAATAAGGCGAAGTTACAGAAACAGTTACAGGCTATCAGAGACAATCTATATAAAAACTTGTGAAGGGAGGTGAATTTATGAGTGAATACAATCCCGATGAATTGTTTCGGCTGGAGAACGGGAGGTATATTACCTCAGTAGAGTTGTCCGACAAAATGAGGTACATTAAGGCACACCACCCGGAAGCAGCTACCCAGGAAAACAGCACAGGTTATTCTTGGGATGAAGCTGGTATGGCTGATTTGTTTTCGGAGTGCTACCAGAATGATACCCGATACTGCCCCGAAGCAAAGTCCTGGTACACTTATGACCAGGGCAAGTGGCATAAAGATGTGGGTTCTCTGCTGGTATCTGCTAAGATAAAAGAGTTTGTCCGTCTTATGTCACTCTACTGCGGGGAAATTGTGGATGATGACAAGCGGAAGGACTATATGAAGTTTGTTTCTAAGATGGGTGACAGGCGTTTCCGTGACAGAATCATGAAAGATGCTGCTGACGCTATGTGTATTAGTGCAGCAGAATTTGACAGAAACCCCTATCTGATCAACTGTCTGAATGGTACATATGATCTTGAAAACATGGTATTCAGAGAACACCAGTGGGATGATTTTATCACGCTTCAAACCAACTTCAACTATACCGTGAAGGAAAACGTGACCTGCAAACGCTGGAATAGGTTTATTGCAGAAGTTACCCAGAATGATAAGGACAAGGCAGACTATTTGCAAAGAGCTTTGGGTTATTCCATCTTAGGTACAAGCAAAGAGGAATGTATGTTTATCCTACATGGTAAGTCCACCAGAAACGGTAAGTCTACCCTGCTTAATGCCATAGAACACCTGCTGGGTGATTACAGCAGTGTTGCCCCAGTAGAGTTGATTTGTCGTAGTGACAGGCAGAAGAACGCAGAAGCCGCAAACCCCGTGCTTGCAGGGTTAAAGGGTAAGCGATTTGTAACAATGGCAGAAAGCGACACTATGAGCCGCATGGATGAATCAGTTATCAAGCAGTACACAGGTGGTGAGCAGATTACCGCCCGTGAGTTATACCAGTCTGCTATTACCTTCACCCCTCAGTTTACATTGTGGCTGAGTTGTAATGATCTCCCTGCTGTCCGTGATAAGTCTCTGTTTGCGTCAGACCGTATCAGGCTGATTGAGTTTAACAGACACTTTACAGACAGTGAACAGGACAAAGGGCTAAAGGGCTACTTTGAAACAGACGAAGCCATGCAAGGCATTTTTGCGTGGTTGGTGACTGGTTTATTCAAGTACAAGCGGTTTGGTTTGGCTATGCCTGAGAGTTTGAAAGCACCTATCAAGCAGTATGAGAGGGACAATGATCTGGTTCTACAGTTCCTTGAAGAAAAGTGTGAGAAGAACGCAGAAAGCAGTGTGCAAAGTAAATCTCTGTATGATGCTTATAAGATTTGGTGCAAGAGCAATGGTTATTACGTTTGCAGCACAAAGAAATTTAATGCAGAGGTTACGATGCACCCTAACTGGTATGACAGTAAGCAATTAGTTAATGGTACTATAACCTATAATGGGTTAGCATTCAGGGGGTAAACATGACAGTTAAAGAGATTGTAGAAACGCTTTGTAGCAGAAATAACATTTCGTTTACAGAGTTTGCGGAAGTAGCCGGAGTGAGTAATAAGACAGTAAGCTGTACTCTTTCACGTAATGACGGCATGGGTATGAAGGTAGAAACTCTTATCCGATGGCTGGATAATTTTAGCTATCAGCTTATTATTCAGTCCCCAGAGGATGAAGATGACCTCATTTTGGATGGTGAATAGTAATTTTGTCCTACAATCGTAGGACTACCCCTATAACTTTTCCTAGATACGCGCGTACTAAGAGAAGTTATACAGACTGTCCTACAATCGTAGGACTTACAGAAAGGAGCAAGAATTATGGAAAGCTATGTTGAAAGATGGGCAAGAGAACAGAAGGAAGCCCAGGAGAAGCAGAAAGCCCAGAAGGGCAGAAAGAAGAAGCAGAAGGAGGTTGAGAACGATGGGGAGAACACCGGGTGCGAAGGACAAGAAGCCCAGGAAGAAAGCAGAAGTGGGGAACAGACCGTGTGATAGTTCTCCTATTACACAAGACCTGAACCCAAACTTAGAGGTTGGATATAATACCCGCCGTATCATGTTCATGCAAGAAATCCTTCCGACTGAGCCATTAGATTACAATGACGTGGATGAAATGGAAAGACGATTCAAGAGATATCTTGACTTGTGTGCTGAATGGGATATGAAGATAGGCAATCAAGCTGCGTATGCTGCGATAGGAATTGACAAGGGATTGGTTTGGGATTGGTTAAATCGTAGAGAAGCGAACCCTAGACGTACCGACTTTCTAAAAAGAGTGCAGAAAATATGCGCTATGTACCGTGAAGGTTTAATGGAGGACGGCAAGGTCAACCCTGTCACGGGTATCTTCTGGCAGAAGAACTATGACGGCATGAAAGACCAACAGGAAGTCGTGCTGACCCCGAACACTAACCCCCTGGGAGAGCAGAAGGACGCAGAAGCACTACAGCAGAAGTATCTTGAAAACACCTACGGTATTACAGAACTGCCAGAAGGGGCAGAAAGCCCCGCTGCCCTGCCAGAAATCGCAGAAGGGCAGAAAGCAGAAGTTCCGAAAAGTCGCAGAAGGGCGCAGAAAGCCCCTACGCCCGACAAGTAACAACGTCCCTCCACACTCACCCCGGCACGGTCTACCCTGGCTGTGCTGGGGTGCTTTTCTGTCCCCTCAGGGCGGGACGGTCTGCGGGTCTGTCTGGGGCTGTGTGCTGTCATGCCCTCTCTGCGGCTCTCTGCGCCCCGCTGACGGGCTTTTATGCCCTTGGTAGTATAAGAATACCCCTGCAAGCCAAAACCGCTCAGAGGGGGCTTAAAATGGCTTGTAGGGGCATAGGGCAAAAAGTAACCCCGTCAGGCTGTCAACCTGGCGGGGCTGTGCTGGGTCTAAAATAGCTTGTAGCGGGGGCGGGTGTGCTGCCAGTAGTCTATAAGGCGTTGAACCTCTGCGGGGTCTATCATGGGGATATTGTAAAGCGTCAGTCCCTCAGGGGTCATATAGTAGCCCTGACCATAGCGGGGGAGTAGTTCACACCCTGGAACGCCCAGTATATTTCTGCTGTCCTGCCTGCTGCGTGTCCTGAGTCCTACCCTGCTATCAAAGTTTACCTTTATCGGGGTAGGAATGACGGCTGACAGGGGGCATTGCGTAGCGGCTATAACATGGACATTTGCCGCCCGTCCTATCTGACATAGACGCTGTAAGAGGGGTTGAACCTGTCTTTTATTCGTGGTCATTAAGTCCGCTAATTCGTCTATGACCACATAGACCGCCCCGCCCGTGTATTTCTTTTCGTGCCTGCGTTGCATTTCCCGGTATCTGTTTTCTGTCAAGGTCATAGCCGTTTCCAGGGCTTGTACCATGTCCCCCGGTTCACTGGCATACTGCAAGGTATGGGGCAGGGGCTTAAAGTCTACCAGTTCAACCCGTTTCGGGTCTATTAGAATGAACTGGACACGGGCGGGGCTATCATAAAGAGCGGTGTGCATGATACCGTTGATTACAACGCTTTTACCGCTGCCAGTAGCCCCGGCTATAAGTAAATGGGGCTGGGTCAGCATATCCCGGTAAAGGGTCTTATACTCCCCCGTGGGAGTCGTGTAAATGGCTTTCAAGGCTTGTTTTCCTCCTGTCTGTGAAATCAGCCCCGGCAGGCTGTAAACCCGTCCGGGGCTGTGCTGTTTATCTGTCCAGGTGTAGCACGGTTCTAAAACCTGCGTGAACCTCTGCGGCTATGGCGTTGAGGGCTTTATACTCTCGCCCGGTCAAGTATCCGTTGAGGTGTGCGTTGAGGATACGACTTTCAACCATGTCTTGAAATTCAATAAATTCCTCGCCTGTGGCTGTGCCTGCGTCTACGTTCTCGCTATGCCGTCCCAGGTCTTTCAATATCTCAGTAAATACCGACATACTTACACCCCCATTCTGATACATTCGTCAAGGGGTACACGCTGACCATGTACCCGGATAAAAGCCCGTCCCGCTGCGGTGTAGCTGACCTTGACCCGGTGGTAACTTTTCTTGCTACACCATGCCCCGGCTACACAGATGATATAATCCTCAATGCCGTATTCCATGCCCTTGATTTCCAGACCGCCCAGACCGCTATAATAAGCGGTGCTTTCATGGGTCAGACAATACTCTCTTGCTGTCATGGTTCAACCCTCCTTTTCTTCCAGTGTGTGACGGTACAGACGCTTGACACGGTTGCAAGCCTGGAACAAAGCACGGGCTTGACAGTCAAGCCAGGTTTCCCGGCTGTTGGGGTTTCTCTCCCCGTTGCGGGTCTTTTTCAGTTCTGAGGGGGTGCAGAGTCGTTCCGCTATGTCCCCGTCATAAATCAGGGAAGAACCGCCCTCACTGAACTGCTGCCAGTTCTGCGCCCCATTCAAGAGCCAGTTTTCACACTCTGCGCCGGGGGCTGGGTTTCTGCCCTCATATGCCGCCCGTTCTTCCAGGTCTGCCAGCAGGTCAAGGGCGTACAACGTAACGCCTTTATCCCATGCGCTGCGGTCTTTACGGGCTTTCAATTCTGCGGTCATGGTGTCGTAAATGGTGGCGGTGTCCTGGGTGTCCTCTGCGGTGTCCTGGGTGTCCTCTGCGGTGTCCTGGGGTTTCCAGCCGTCTGGGACTACCTCGCAGGGCATACCCCTACGGGCATAACCCACGGTGTCAAGGCTGACCCCGTACACAGTGGCGGCGGGTTCGATTTCCTGGAAATATGCCTGCGCCTGGTCTGCGCTCTCAGCGGTCACAAGACGGGATTGAGTGACCCCGGACTTTTCAAAGCTGACTACAAAGTTTTCTTTCATGGTGTGTACCTCCTGCATATTCATTCATTCTTCAATGGTGAGGGATTGCAAGCCCACGAACTGGGGCGGGGTGCTGTCCCTCTTGCTTTCATGCTTTCATTATATCATGCTTAGATGAAATGTCAAGAGGAAATTTCACGTTTACATGATATTTTTTTTCGAGGCTGTCTGCCTGTCCTGGGAACGCCTGCGCCCGGTCTGCCCTGCTGCCTGTCCTGCGCTGTCAGGTCTGGGACGCTGGGACGGTCTGCGGCTGTCCTGGGACATGACCGGGGGGCGGGGGATATGACCCCCGGCAGGGCGGGGCGGGTGAGTGCCGAATGTACCGCAAAAATAAAAAAGTTGGTTCAATCAGTAGAGCAAGTAGAGTATTTTCACGTTTTGCTATAAATTCTTCTTAGTAGACCCTCTTATAAGAGAAGTTTGGTGAAAATCAAGATTTGCTCTACTTGCCCTACTCTGAAAAATCCGCAAATTTCAAAAAGGCTCTTGACAATATCACGAATGTATAATATAATGCAAGCATGAAATCCATTAAGGAGGTTTTGAAATGCAAGCCAATGAGGTTATCAAGGCTCTTATGAGCGATAAGAAAATAAACCAGGGTGAGGTCACGCAAAGGCTGGGTATGAAAAGCCAGTCTGGTGTGAGTCAAGCCCTGAACCGGGATATGAAAACGTCCATGCTTCTCCGCTTCCTGAGTTGCATGGATTGTGAGTTGATTGTGAAGGACAAGGATACGGGCAAGGAATACTGTATCTCTGAGTGAAGGAGGTGTGGGTATGGTTCATCCTATCAGGTGGACAGTAAAGTGCGTAGCATGGATAGTGCTGTTGGGGTTGCTGTTCCTGTTCTGCTTTCTCTCGCTGTGTACCAACTGGCTTACCGTTCCCGTCCACCTTCTGGCGTGGGCGGTGTGCAGGCTGGTCAAGAGGACTCCCCCTCACCTGACCCGGTACTGCCTGACGTTTTATCCAACGTGGAGCAACGCCCCGCACAAGACCTTTACTGACACGCTGCGGGAGATAGATAGGGACTCTGCGAAGATGGCAAAAGCCAGGAGCAGGCGTTTCCGTCCCTACGAAACATGGTTCTTTGACTAAGGAGGGTAGCTTATGTCGCAAGGTGTATATTTTAGCAGCCATAAGAAGCGCAAGACCGCTTTCTGGCTGTGCGTGTTCCTGGGGATTTTCGGAGGTCACTACTTCTACGTAGGTAGGATTTTCCGTGGGATACTTGCTTTGTGTACCCTGAACTTTCTCATGATAGGCTGGGTTTTTGACCTGATTAAAATTGCCAGAGGGCGATTTAAGGACTGGAACGGTCTACCACTCATAGATTGACCTCCCTGAGTGCAGGGAGTTGTCCAATGGGACTGTCTGTAATAGGCAGTCCCTTTTCTTTTGGAGGTAAACGATGGAATATCTGAAAATAAAAACGAATATCGAACGGGCTATCCAGACTCAGCCCTTGCAGGTCGAAGCGTACAATGACCTGTTTGACTTGTGCCGGGAGTTAGAGAAGGAGGATTTTGCGGTAGCGCATGAGTGGAACCACCAACTACGTAACCAGGTGACCTTTGCCCTACAGTCTGCTGCCAGGAGCGGGAAGTTGGACGTTGCGGAGAGTTTCAATGACCTGCTGTTCCGTTCCCTGCTGTTTGGTGCGCCCCATTTCTTTGATGACTACTTGCAGGCGGTGGAGTTCGGCAAGCCCCTGGACAAGAAGTTCTATCAGCCCCGCAGACATTACCTGCGGCGATACGTGGACGCATATCAAGAGATACTGGACGGGAAGCTGGACTTCCTCTCTATTTCCATGCCGAAACGTGCGGGTAAGTCCCAGTTGGGTATCAACTTCACGAATATGCTGTCCGGGAAGTACCCTGACCGTTCTACGCTGATGGAGGGTACGGGTGATGACCTTGTAAAGTCGTTCTACCTGGGCTGTCTGGAATATCTGCAAACACCCAGTGAGTACCACTTCTATGACATTTTCCCGGAAAGCAAACTGGTACAGACCAACGCTGACACGAAAATCATCAACCTGCTTCACAAGTCCCGCTTCCCCACGGTCATGTGCCGCTCTATTGACGCAAGGCAGGTAGGTCTTTCCGAAGCAACGAACCTGCTGTACCTGGATGACTGTGTGGAAGGTCGAGAGGAAGCGAAGAACCGTCAGCGGCTGGATGACAAGTGGGAAATCATTTCAGGTGATATTATCGGACGTGCCATTGAAGGTACTCCCATTGTCATTTGCGGTACACGGTACTCTCTGTATGACCCCATTGGTCACTTGCAGGAGGAAATGAAGAAGCAGGGCAAGCGTGTGAAGGTTATTGAAACCCCCGCCCTTGACCCGGTAACGGACGAGAGCAACTTTGAGTACATGAGAGAGGGTAAGAAGGTTTTCACCACTCAGTATTTCCGTGACCAGAGGGCTATGCTGTCCGCAGAGCAGTTTGAAAGTGAGTTCCAGCAGCAACCCTTTGAAGCGAAGGGACTTCTGTTCCCGGAAAGCAGCCTGAACAGGTTCTTTGAACTGCCCGTAGACCGTGACCCTGACAGTGTGATTGCCGTCTGTGATACCGCTGACACGGGTGCTGACTACTGCGCTATGCCTATCGCTGCGGTGTACGGGGATGAAGTCTATATTGTAGACGTGGTGTTTGATGACTCTCCCCCAGAAGTCACGAAACCTGAGTGCGCTGCAAAAATCATCTACAACAAAGTGGTAGCCGGGACGTTTGAGTCCAACAACGCAGGCACGTACTTTGCCAGGGACGTGCAGCAGATTTTGATTGAAAAGAAGTACGTGTGCAATATCCGCACAAAGCGGACTATCAGCAACAAGCAGACCCGTATTGAGTTCGCTTCCGATAACATCTTGAAGCACTTTTACTTCAAAGACCCCTCTACCTATGAGCGGAACAGCCAGTATGCGGAGTTCATGAAGCAGGTAGTGACCTATACCCGGTCTGGCAAAGTTCCCCATGATGACGCTCCTGACTCCCTCTCTCTGATGGAAAACGAACTGCGGAGTTTGGTAGGGGCAAAAGTTGAGATTTTCAAAAGACCGTGTTAGGTTTTGTCTTGCGTTTTACAAAGAGTTTGTTGACTTCTTTGCTTAACTTGACAAGTTTGTTTGCAAAAATCTAAATTCTTTAATGCTTTCATGAAGAGATTATATTGACAAGAGCATTGGAGAGTTGTATAATATCGGTAGGTAAAATTATGCGTGTAAGGAGGGTGATTGCGTAACTATGTTACTGCATGGTAGACGAGTGATTAAGTCGGACGAAACCGAAGTCACGATTGAGAATGTAGTGAGTGTTTTGCGTAAAGCACTCCCCTATCACTGGAAGAATAGGTCTGAAATTCAGTACCTTTGGCACTACTACCGGGGCAGACAGCCTATCTTGAACCGCAAGAAGGAAGTGCGCCCGGAAATCAACAACAAAATCGTGGAAAACCGGGCGAACGAGATTGTGTCCTTCAAGTCCGGGTATCTGATGGGCGAACCCCTACAGTACGTGTCCCGTGGCAATGCTGACAACATTGCGGACTCTATCAACCAACTCAATGAGTTCGTCTTTGCGGAGGAAAAGCCTGCGAAGGATAAGGAACTGGCAGACTGGTTTCATATCTGCGGTACGTCCTATCGAATGGTTCTCCCTGACGAAGAGGGCGAAGAGGACGAGTCCCCATTTGAAATCTACACCCTTGACCCCAGAAATACCTTTGTGGTCTACAACAACGGTTTGGGTAACAAGCCCATTCTTGGTGTGAAGTACGTGGTGGACGAAAACGGCGTTATCCACTACTCCTGCTACTCTAAGTATGAGTATTTTGAGATTGTGGAGTCCGTGGTGGTCAAACACCAAAACCACATTCTGGGCGATATTCCGATTATCGAATACCCCCTGAACCTTGCCCGTATCGGCGCATTTGAGTTGGTCATCCCCCTGCTGGACGCTATCAACCTGACGGACAGTAACAGACTGGACGGGGTTGAGCAGTTCGTCCAGGCTCTTATGCTCTTCCATAACGTGGACATTTCCTCTGAGGACTATGAGAAGCTGAGAGAGGAAGGGGCTATCAAGTACAAGGACATTGACCCGCAGTTGAAAGCAGAGGTCAGTTACCTGGTGAGTAATCTGAACCAGGGTGAAACTCAAACCTTGGTTGACCATATGTACCAGACCGTACTTACTATCTGCGGTATGCCAAACCGTAACGGTGGTACGTCCACCAGTGATACCGGGTCTGCGGTCATTATGCGTGACGGCTGGTCTGCTGCGGAAGCCAGAGCGAAGGACAGCGAACTGATGTTCAAGAAGTCTGAAAGACGGTTCTTGAAGCTGGTCTTGAATATCTGCCGTACCCTGACTGGCATGGACTTGAAGGTCTGCAATATTGAAATCCGCTTTACCCGGCGCAACTATGAAAACATTCTGCAAAAGGCGCAGGTGCTTGACCTCATGTTGAAGAATGAGAAAATTCACCCCCGCCTTGCCTTTGAACACTGTGGTCTGTTCGTGGACTCCGATTTGGCTTATGCGTTGAGCGCAGAGTACGTGGAGGAACAGGCGCAAAAGGCGCAGGAGTTGGAGAAGCAGCAAAATCTTATGAAGGGAGAGGGTAACGATGACTCCGGTAATCACGAAGGAAATGGTGGAGCAGATGGAAACTTGTCTGAAACACGGAAGTCGAGTGGAACTTCTGATTGAGCAGGGCAAGATTGCCATTGTGGAAATCAAGCGGAAACTGAAAATGAAGGAAACGGATAATTCTTGACCTGGACAAAGGTTCAGGTAAGTCCAATGGGACTGTGAGTGTATGACGCTCATAGTCCCTTTTCTTTTTGAGGATAAGACGATGGATGAAATTACTTCCAGTTTTCTGACAGCCCTTGATGAACTTAATGTGCTGACTTCCACCAGTTACTATATGGCTGACAACGGCGATACTGCCGCTCAGATAAATCAGGTCACGGATGATGTGTTGTCCTTCCTGATAAATGCCTACAAACTTGGCATTGCGAACGCTTCTATCATGCTGGACTACAGCTTGTCGGTAAATGTCAATCTCATGGAGTATGCAATCTACCAGACGATTGACGGTAAGGACTTTGCTGACCGGGTAGCCGCTCATGTGATTGCCCGTGACCTGCAAGGTCTACAGACTCTTGTAGAGTCTGAGTATCACAGAGTCTACAACGCTGCGGTTCATGATGGTGCTACCGCTTACGTGGACGAAGGAAACCTTGGCGTAAGCAAGACCTGGTACACGGTGAGGGATGACAAAGTGCGGGAAACGCACAGTTATCTGGAAGGGCGTACCGTGTCCCTGGAAGAAGAGTTCTTCACCTTTGATGGTGACCATGCCCCGTACCCTGGGGGCTTTACGAAAGCGGAGAACAACGTCAACTGCCGCTGTATCGTGAAATTACAACCTGGCTAATAGCGGGGCAACCCGCTTGAAGTGGTGAGGGAACACCTTAAAACGCAAACTCATGACAAGAGGATAAAACGGAAAACAGAGTGGAGTGAACCACCGATTAAACGCAAGGAGGACTTTATTATGAGTTATTTGAGTGATTTGCTGGGTACTGCCTACAAGGAAGGTATGACCGAAGAGGAAATCTCTGCTGCCCTGGAAACTGCAAACTCCGGGAGCGAAGCGGAGGTAAACCGCCTGAAAGCTGCCTTGTCTAAGGCGAACTCCGAAGCTGCGGACTACAAGAAGCAGTTGCGGACTAAGCAGACGGATGATGAAGCCAATGCTGCCGCTCAGAAAGAAGAGCATGACAAGCTGGCGCAGGAGAACACGGAGTTGAAGCGGTCTATCGCCCTCTCTGAGAAGAAGGCAAAACTCCTGGCTATGGGGTACGATGAAACCTTGGCTACTGAAACCGCTACCGCTATGGTGGACGGTGACATGGATAAGGTCATGGCAAACCAGAGCAAATATCTTGAAGTCCAGAAGAAGAACATCCAGGCTGACCACATGAAAAAGACCCCTCGCCCTGCGGGTGGTTCTGAGGAAACTGGCGGCGTGGACTATGCGAAGAAAATTTCCGAAGCGCAGGCTGGCGGCAACCTTGCCGCAGTAGCCTACTATACACGTCTGCAAGCCCAGGAAGCGGCTGAACAGACTACTGAAAATTAAGAAAGAGAGGTAAATCAAAATGGCTGACGTTTTTGCAACCAGTTTTGGTGTTCTGAACTACAGCGGTATGCTCTTCAACAAGGGCAATACCCGTACCCCGCTTTCCTCCATCATCGGCGGTAAAGCGAAAACTACCAACCACGTAGAGTTTGTTACCGGGCAGGAGTATTCTGCTGGCGGTGACGGTTCTCAGCCTGAAATCTCTGAGAACGCTTCCCTGACTGCCCCGGAAGCAAGCGTGGTGACCCGTGAGCAGAAAACCAACGTGACCCAGATTT